CAAGGAATTGAATCTGACCCAGGAGTCCGCTCAGAAGGTATTGGATCGAGTCGGGCCAAAGATGGTTGAACGACAAATGGCTGAACTTGACGCGATCCGCAAAGGCTGGATTGACTCCTCCAAAGTTGACAAGGAATTCGGTGGCGATGCCATCGATGTGAACATGTCAACCGCAAAGAAGGCACTCGACGCATTTGGTACACCTGAACTGAAAACGCTACTAAACCAGTCTGGTCTAGGGAACCATCCTGAAGTAATCAGGTTTTTCTTTAGGGCAGGTAAATCTATCAGCGAAGATACTTTCGTAGGCGCAACGAACGGCGCTGGCTCTGCAAAGGGTCAGCCACGCGACTTCGCTTCGCAAGCATCATTGCTGTACTCCAACAATAAGTAACTCTAACAAAAAGGATACTAATCATGGCTACTCTCGCAACTACAAATCTTACTTTGGCTGATTGGGCGAAACGAACCGATCCAGATGGTCGAATTCCTGTTGTCGCAGAACTTCTGTCGCAAACCAACGAAATTCTTGATGACGCTGTCTTCAAGGAAGGTAACTTGCCAACTGGTGAGCGTGTTGTAATCCGAACAGGATTGCCAACAGTTTACTGGCGCGCATTGAATCAAGGTATTCCAAACAGCAAGTCAACGACTGCACAAGTTGACGAAGCGTGTGGAATTTTGGAAGCGCGTTCAGAAGTTGACAAGGATCTTGCAATGTTGAATGGCAACACGGCTCAGTTCCGTTTGTCAGAAGACACTGCGTTCTTGGAAGCGATGAATCAAACTCAAGCGCAAACAATGTTCTATGGCAATCCATCAACTGAGCCAAAGTCGTTCCTTGGCCTGGCTGGTCGTTACTCAACTTTGACTGGCACGATTGGAACAAATGTGTTGGACGCAGGCGGATCTACAGCGACATCACAGTCGTCAATCTTCCTTGTCTGCTGGGGTGACAATACCGTGTATTGCCCATTCCCAAAGGGTTCCAAGGCTGGCTTGATCCATGAGGATCTTGGCGAGCAAACCGTGTATGACAGCGGTAACCGAATGCAAGCGTACGCAACGAGATATCAATGGAAGAACGGTCTTGTTGTGAAGGACTGGCGTTATGTTGTTCGCATTGCAAACATTGAGTCAAGTGTTTTATTGGCTCAAACAGGCGATCAAGCGACGACTGCTGTTGACACAAACATCGTCAACTTGATGGCAAGAGCGATTTACAAGATTCCAAACATGTCGGTAGGTCGTTGCGCGTTCTACATGAATCGAAAAATCCACGCTGGATTATCTTCGATGGCGTTGTCAAAGTCTCAAAATGTGTTGGCTATTAATGATGGTCTGTCTCAATTTGGCAAACCACATGCGTTCCTGTCGTTCTTGGGCGTTCCATTGCGTAAGTGCGACCAACTCATCAACACAGAAGCCGTTGTTACCTAATTCAAGTCTATAAGAAAGGACAAAAAAAATGATTACAGATAATCTCATCACACTCTCTGGTATCACCACTTCAGGTGTTACTGTCGGTCAAGACCTGTCACAGGTCGTTGGTACTTACAATTCGGAAAGCATTGTTGACCTTGGAACTGCTCGCGATATCGGTGAAGGCGAACCTCTTTACATTGTGTTCACCGTCACTGAGGCTTTCGTTGGCGCTACTGCAACGGTCGCAATGAACTGTGTTGTGTCTGCCGCCGCTGCATTGACTACGCCAACAACTGTTGGTTCTGTTTCTGCAACTGCGGTTGCTTCCTTGACATTGGGCGCACAATTCGTTGTGCGTATCAATCCATTGGTCGCCTCACTTGGATTGCGTTTCCTTGGCGTAATTTACACCATTGCAACCGCAACCACAACCGCTGGAACAATGACAGCACATGTTGTCACCGATTTCCAAGATGGTAAGAAGTTCTATGCGTCTGGTTTCACCGCGTAATACAAGGAGTCACTTATGGCACAAGTCAAAGCAATGTCACAATGTTTCGTAGACAACTCACTCCGCAATGAGGGAGATGTGTTTGAATACAATGGCCCACCAAGTCAAATTTTAATTCCAATTGGAACAAAAAGCGACAAGGCGGAAGCGGATGAACCTAAGGTGAAACAGAAATGGTCACCAAAGGCAAAACGCGATGCTGAAGACTTGGGTTGAAATGACTCGCTAGTTACAAAGTTGCCCCAAAGCGAGGGGAGCAGTTGACCCCTGCTCTCCTCGTTTCTTATCAGGAGATCTCGTATGGCATCAGTCGTAGACATAGCAAATCTTGCGCTCGCGCACTTGGGCGATGACGCAACCGTATCTAGCATTGATCCACCAGAAGGATCTGCTCAAGCCGAACATTGCAAGCGTTTCTACGCCATTGCGCGGGACACGCTGCTTCAACTGCATCCTTGGAACTTTGCGTCCAAGCGTATTGCCTTGGCTGAATTAACAAACACAGTCACCACTTGGGACTACTCGTACGCAATGCCATCTGATTGTCAAACAGTCGTATCTGTGTTGGCTGATGACGCGCACGATGATTACGCTGGTCGATTGATTCCAACTGACACGCCTTACTTCCCGCCTGTTGTGGTTGCTGGCTCGTACACGCCGCAGCCGTACGGCGTCGAAGTTGACACGCTTGGAAACAAGATAATCCGAACCAACCAAGAAGCCGCCGTGTTGCGATACCAGGCTTTGATCACGGATTCAACTAAGTTTGATGCTTTGTTCGTACTGACTTTGAGTTGGCACCTTGCAAGCATGTTGGCAGGGCCGCTCATCAAGGGTGACGCTGGATCAGCAGAAGCAAAGCGATGCACCCAAATGATGGCTGGATACTTGCAAACTGCGAAAGCATCTGACAGTAATCAGCGCAACATCAAGCCAGAACACATTGTCCCTTGGACGAGTGGGCGCTAAACGATGCCAACAACCCGAACATTTAACCGATCATTTGCGGGTGGCGAGTTGTCGCCAGAAATGTTTGGTCGAATCGACGATCAGAAGTTCCAGACTGGTGCGGCAAAGATGCTTAACTTTGTTGCGTTGCCACAAGGCCCTGCCCAGAACCGCGCTGGCACCAAGTTTGTGCGAGAAGTCAAAGACAGCACCAAGAAGACGCGAATCATTCCGTTCACATTTAATACGACTCAAACGATGGTGATCGAATTAGGCGCAGGATACATGCGATTCCATACGCAAGGCGCAACATTGTTGGCAGGAACTCCAAGCGCATTTAGCACAACAAAGACGATTACGGCTGTTGATACTGCCACAGAAACCGTGACAAGCAACGCACACGGTTATGTAAACGAAACGCCAATTCAAATTGCAGCCACCACAACAATTCCAGCGGGTTTGTCGGCTCTCACAACTTATTATGTTGTTGGCGCAACCGCAAATACATTTCAATTTTCTTTGACTGTTGGTGGAGCGGCAATTAACATTACAAGCGCTGGTGCTGGAACAATTACCACAAACCAAGTTTATTCTTTGGGCGCTCTTGTGAGTTACGGTGGTTCAAATTATTACTGCATACTTGAATCAACAAACAACTTGCCAACCAATATTACATATTGGTTCTTGATATCTAGTCCTGCATACGAGATCCCAAATCCCTACGCAGAAGCCGACCTGTTTGATATTCACTATGTGCAGTCAGCAGATGTGATCACGCTTGTGCATCCAAATTATGCTCCGCGTGAATTACGAAGACTTGGAGCAACGCAATGGACTTTGGTTGTCATATCGTTTGCATCAACCGTGTTGCCACCAACAGGATTGGCTGTTGCTGTTACCCTTCCAGCAGGGACAGCCGTTGACTCAAGAACTGCAATGCTGTATGTGGTGACCGCAATTGGAACAGAACTAGTTGACGAATCTGCCGCGTCCGCAATTGTTACATCCGCAGTTCAAAATATATTTGTTACAGGCGCATTCAACACAATTAGTTGGACTGCGTCAGCGGGAGCGACAAGATACAATGTCTACAAGTTGCAAGGCGGCTTGTTTGGATACATTGGAAGCACAACTGGCACAAGCATTATTGACGACAATATTGCACCAGACCTTGGACAAACTCCACCAATTTATGACAACGACTTTGTGAGTGCGGGAAACTATCCAGGCGCGGTAAGTTACTACCAACAGCGTCGAGTATTTGCAGGAACAACAAACGCACCGCAAAAAATTTGGATGACCAAGTCTGGAACTGAATCAAACTTTAGTTATGGACTTCCACTTAAAGACGATGACAGAATTGAATTTCAGGTTGCTGCGCGTGAAGCAAACACGATCAGGCACATTGTCCCATTAACGCAATTGTTGCTGTTGACTGGATCAGCGGAATGGAAAGTAACAAGCGTCAATTCTGATGCAATTACACCAACCACAATTTCCGTTGCTCCGCAGTCCTACATTGGATCAAACAATGTGCAGCCATCAATTATCAATAACAGCATGGTCTATTGCGCGGCTCGTGGCGGACATGTGCGCGAACTAGGATACTCATGGCAGTCAAACGGATACATCACAGGCGATCTGTCGATTCGGTCTTCACACTTATTCGACAATTACACGATTGACGATATGTGTTATTCCAAAGCGCCGCAACCAATCGTGTGGTTCATTTCATCGACTGGATTGTTGCTTGGTCTAACCTATGTTCCCGAACAACAGATTGGCGCTTGGCACCAGCACGACACGGACGGACTATTTGAAAGTTGCGCTGCCGTATCCGAAAGCAATGAAGATGTCCTGTATGTGGTAGTCAAACGCACCGTGAATGGCAACACGGTTCGTTATGTTGAACAATTCCAAAGCAGAGTAATTAATCTGTTAGAAGACTGTTACTTTGTGGACTCAGGCGTTACTTATGATGGCAACAATACTTCGGCTACCACGGTGACAGTCACAGGTGGCACACTTTGGGGGCCAACCGAAGTACTGACAATCACGGCGTCTACTCCAATATTTGCGTTCCCCGCGCTGACCGACATCGATGATGCGTTTGTGTTCACGGCTACGGACGGAACCAAGTACAGGCTGACAATTGAAGGATGCTCTTCGACCACGGTTGTGACGGCTAGACCAGACAAGGTTCTGGCGGTGGCGTTCCGCAATGTGCCTATATCAAATGGCGCGTTTGCCAGAAATACTGTGTCTGGTCTGTCACACTTAGAAGGCAAGACCGTTTCTATATTGGCGGACGGCGCCGTGTTGCCACAAGAAGTTGTTGTTGGCGGCTCAATCACAATTGAACGCGCTGCGGTTAAGATTCATATTGGTTTACAATATTTAAGCGATCTGCAAACTTTGCCGTTGTCTATCAACATTGATGCGTTTGGTCAGGGTCGAGTCAAGAACATTAATCAGGCTTGGGTTCGCGTATTTAAATCAAGCGGTTTGTTTGTCGGCCCTACCGAAGACAAGTTGACCGAAGCCAAAATGCGAACCACGGAACCGTACGGCGAACCGCCAGCGCTTCGTAGCGACGAAATTAATGTCAACATCACGCCAACATGGGCGCAAGGCGGTCAAATCTACATTCGTCAGGCTGATCCACTGCCATTGACGATAGTCGGCATCACAATTGAAGCGGTGGTAGGAGCATAAATATGGC